CTAGGGCCTCGGCGGATGCCACGGAGCACTCCCACGCAAGGTTGCGCGGGTACTTCCAAACATCCGGAGCTCCCGCGGCACCTGGAAGGTGTACGGGGAACTTCTTCGCTTCTTCATATAGTGCCAGGACCTCCAGTTTATAGTCGCCGAAAGCTGTCTCGCGACTTTGCACAGGAGGACCCGAAGGGAATTCGAGCCAGTCATTTTTGGCGCATTCTTCCGGGCTGAGAGTGATGAGTGCTTGCTCAAGCACACCGCTCCCTGACACCATCTTCCCAACCGGCAGCCATGGTGCTGTCATTGGGGGCTCCCCAGCTTGCCGAAGTTCAGTCTTAGGTCTTGACGGAAGCTCAAGGCAATAAGCACGCTGAGGGGGTTGAAATGCTGCAAGCATCTCACGATTGATGGATGGTCCCTTCCACCAATCAGACCGGGCATTTCCATTCCCGGTTGCCCACATTCGGGCACGCGACGCACGGAAGCGAGTCAGGGCCTCCGCCAGGACAAACTTTCGTGCCTCCTTGTCGCAACCGCGTCGCCAGACCGGTCCTTCCTGTTCCGCCTGGAACGTTCCCATCCAACCAATACGCTCAATGGTTGTGGTGAGTTCTGCATGGCTAACATAGCCAGGGGGTAAAGCGACACCCGCAGGGAAGAACACAGGTTTAAACGACGACACGGTCTTCTGGATTCGCTCCGCCAACTCACCTCGGAAAGTGAGGGCAGGCATCGCAACTGGGACATACTCAGGGTGGTGGTACAACCAATGAGCCAGTTTTCGCGATGCGAGCGAGGAATCTTCCAGCTGAGAGGTAGGGCTTGTGTTCTCAAGGCCCAAACCTCCCAGCCCCGTAGGGAGCCACCAATCGGTGGTATACGGGGTGTTCCCTTTCTTCCCAGAGCTGAGAGCCAGGACGGGCTTCCAGCTTCTGATGAACTCCAAATTGAGCCGATGACGGTAAGTACCAGTCGATCGCCCAAGCCAGGCCTGTTGGAGGCCTGGAAGGATAGCATATCCTTCTGGACGGAAGAGACCCTCTATGTCTTTCAGATCGTACCGGCGGAAAGCCGGCATCTGGTGGAGGGGTGTGTCCTCATGCGGAAAGACTCGGCCGACGGGGCCGAGATAGTCCGGATTGAGGTAAGGAGACACATAGAAGACGTTTCGCGCTGAAGCCAACCAGGATTGGTCCAGCCACTCCGGCAAGTCATGGAGGTGAGCATAGCCATGCTCCTCAATGGTTCGGTACTGAAGGGTTCGCTCGGCCTGCGTAGTCACTCGCACAACCTTAGCGTCCTCCGGATGAAACCGGTAACCACGTCGCGGCAACGGCTCGCGACGACTTGCATTGGATTCTGCCATGGGTCGGGGACATCGACGTCCGATCAACTCAAACATGCAGGAATTCAACACGAGAAAGTCCGGAGAAGTGAAATTCTTCCCGAGCGAGAACTGGAGACCACCCAAGCGTGTGATGATCTTCCATAACTCGTACCCATCCTTATCTGTCGCAAAGGCTACGTCATCGCCATTGATCAGGAGGGGATACTTTCCCAACGGAGTCTTCCCTACGGTATCGTACCGGATCTCGAGAGCGTATCGAGTCAGTGCGGCATTAATAATGCAAAGCACCGGGAAGGAAACAGGCGACCCCATAAGTTGTCCATTGGCTTGAAGGCCAACCTTCTTTGCCTGCCGAACCGTATGGCCGGTAAGCGCAGTAACAAAGAGTTCCTCGAGATGTTTCGGAATGCCCCAACCGGAGCAAAGTTCGCGAGCACACACATTCGAGAGTCGAGCGGAGATGAGATCCGTAGCTGATTTGTAATCACCGCTGACAAAGAACTCCCCAGCCTGGAGAGGCTGGAAGAAGGTTCGATGTATATCCGATAGTGCCAAGGGCTGGCCGATCAGTCGGAAAACATCGTGATGCCGGAGGGCACCATGGACAAACTTCTGAAGATACGATGCCGTGTAATAGGCACTCTCAGGACCCGCTGTAATGGTCCGGATCTTCAGGGGCTCAGGGAGCCCAATGATCTTGGCCCGGAAGTTGGTCTCCGGGGGGGCATGCACGGTGAGATCCCGCGCTGCCCATCGACAAACACTCTCGTCGAACCAATGTTGAACCGGCCGACTGGCCGATCCCATCTCCTCGTTGGGGGGTCGTATTCCCAACGATTGGAGGACTGGACGGTATTCCGAATTCTCTGCCGCAGCCTCCTGCACAATGGAGGCATAGCGGACATCGAGATCGGTCGAGCGGCCATCATGGCCCCGCCAGCAGGAAACGCAATCACCCATGCATCCCCCATCACACCCGTCTGGAATGACGGGCAGATAAGGTGTGGGCGCACACGCGCGACTTGCTGGAAGGTCCTTCAGGACCGCCAGAAAACTGACCAGGGCGGGCTGTCGGGCTGCCACGCGACCTTTCGCCCCACCCTCCGCTCGTGAAGTGGAGTCGTGGGCGTGCGCGGAGGGGATCTGACACGGCATGATGGTGGAGAACCGGACGCCCTTGAGTGTAGCAACAATCTCTCGGACGGTTCGGATAACCTGCGCATCTAGCACCTCAGGAGTCACTAGGAGTACTTCACCGTTCGCAAAAGCGAAGTGGGCGGTTTCCTCTTTGTGTGGTGTCGTCAGGATTTTGAACGACTTCTCCTCGGCCTGCTTAATCTGAGCCTCGCTCATTTCGGCAGCAGCCCGCTTCATGAAGAAGGTGAACGCCTGCCCCCGGGCAAGCGTCCTCCCAATCCAAGAGCACAAACGAGCGCCCGCAGGCCCTGGCAAGAGGGTCTTACAGCGGAGCGTGCGCTCACAGTACTCAGCGGGGACGGTTGGCAACTCCGTCTGACGTTTCGACTGTCCGTCGAATGTTGCCAGCTTCAATTTGAGGAAGCTTTCTGCTTGGCCGACCATGTACAGGCCGGCCAGGGCCAATGTCAGGGACCACCATCCGTTCATGGGAACGCGAGGCGACCTGGGCTGCAACCGGATCCAAAGGAGAAAGGATTCGGTAAAACGCAGCGCTTTCTCGATGCTTGCAGACATCAAGACTTCTGGACTGAAAGCCACCCGCGGTTCGCGAGCGGACTTTTGCTTATCAGTCAGGGATGCCATCCACTTTTGGTCTGCTTCATTCCATGCGGGGAGCTGAGGGCAAGGTTTGCCTTTTGCCTCCATCCCGCGACGGGTGCATTGTTGTAATGCAGAGCAGAGCCTATCGTAGAAGGCCTTTCGGCGACAGTAACTGGACCAGTCACTTCGCCAGGTGTGCCAGGTTGACTCCAGATTCCCCTTAGGGAGCTGGACACCAATCAACTTGACCTCACACTCAGTGCTATCTCGGGTGTTCTGACCGAGAACATCAACACGAATGGCATTTTCATACCAGATGTTGGCGCGGGCACGCAAGCCCTCGACAATGTCCCTATAGATCGGATCGTTACCGTCCGTGGAGAGACACGTGGAGCTTGAATGCTTCATTTGTTTTAGCTGTTGAATCAGCGTCCCCGGATGATCACTGCCG